CTTTTTTTGATCTCAATAAAATGAGTACATCTGTGTTTGAAAGAGATATGGGTGATGATCCTGTATTTGCAAGAACACCTAAAAACGGAGTTATTATTTTAAACGAAGATGCTGTTAAAAAGTCTAGTAAAAAAGAACTAGACAATACCATAGCACACGAACAAGTACATGTTGACCAATTTAAAAACGGTGAACTAGATTACAATCTTGGTGCAGGTAAAGTAATGTTCAAGGGAAAAGAATATGACTACTCTGTTATGCAAGCAGGTAAAGGTCCTTGGGAAAAAGCAGCGTATGCTGCGGAAAAAAAGTAGCTTATTAATATTTCGTGTAATCATATAATAAAGAATAACAATTAAATCCAATTATATGAAAAACTTAATTATTGCATTATTTATTACGCTATCTTCATTGAGCCTTAAAGCTCAAGAAGAGTTTAATGGAATGTGGAAAAACGAAGCATCCAATTCAATAAAAACAATACTCGCTTCACCATATTCTATACTTAGTTGCAATAGCACTTCATTTTCAGATTTTAATATTATTAACGAACAAGTAATACATAAATCTGCAAAAAGCTTTACAACAATTTTAGAAAACACAGCTAATGGTTACGAGGTTGAAATAGAGTACATATTAATAAACAAAGACTCTATATTAAGCAAATACACAGGCGATCATACAGGAACATACATACTAACAAAGATATACTAAAAGTAATGAAAAAGAAAATGAAAACAAATCAAGATGGTGGTAGTGTTACCGCATCTGATCCAGCTGCTGCAGGAAAAGAAATGGCTGCAAACCAAACAAAAGCCGCTGGACCAGCTCAGAGACAGCCAATAAACAACCAAACAGCCGGTAGAGAAGGAAAAGACATGGTTCCAGATCATATGCTTAAGCGTGGAGATGTTCGTGCTGACGGGAGTATAGTAGGGGAAATCAAAAACACACAAAAGAAAACTAAAAGAGATAAAGACATACAAAACAAGAAAAGAGAAAATAAAAACGAGATGGGAGATAAACCACCACGCTCTAGCTCCGAGAAACGTGTGCGTGAACCTGAGAGTGTTGGTCCTTCAAGAATGGGTTACTCTCAAAAGTTTGGACCTGGACGAATGAACGGTTATGATGCAGGTGCTAAAAAAGTTATGGATGTAATGACTTATGGAGGAGCTTCTAGATACATGGCAGAAGGACCTGGGCAAAGCTATTCTGTAGGTAAGCCTGACAGAAGCGGAGAAGGAGAAATTGAACGTAGGCAAAGAGGTGTTTTTGCTTCAGGAGATCGAGCTATGCAGCGTGGAAGTCAAGAGGTTGCGTACCGTCACAGTGGCGCGGTTAATGGAAATCTACCTCAAAGCCAAATCGAAAAGCGAGGGCCATGTGGTGGACCTGGACAAAGACCTTGCGGAACTAACGAACTTTCTGCAACTGAAAGAAGTGTTGTCAACGATGGAGACATGAATAACTACCTTAGTCGCCAAGTAAGTAACACGCCACGAGGAAAAGGATTGGGGGCTAGAATGGATGCAAAACTTATACAAAACCGTGCAAGACAAAGAACAGCTGACTCTACTTACGTAGTTAACCGATCCCACAGAAATCTCCTTACTTTTAAGCGTGATTTTGATAACACTTCCCAAAGTATAGGCGGATGGCAGAAAGGAAATGTAATAGGAAGATATAACCCTATAGACCCTAATACTGGGACTATAACAGACAATCGAAAAGCATTAGATCCAAATACTGGATCTATGACTATGACTAAATCAAAAGTTAATAAGAAACCTAAAAAAGCTTAAAAATAATAACAATGTACTCAAAAAAAGGATATTTAAAAAATAGTCCTGACGTAAATAAAAAAACTAACTTAATAGCTGGTAATAAAATTACCATGAAAGGTGTTGAGAGTAAAGTTTTAGGTATTGACGACAGAGGTTACGCTACTATTATGTATCCAGGATATGATTACATTTTTCCAAATGGCAAAGAAGTATTAGAAATTAAATTAAATAAATAACATTGGACAAGATAATTCAATGGCTTACAGGTGGCGTTATCAGCGAAGTTGGTAACGTCATCGATAAGCTTACAACTACCAAAGAAGAGAAGCTTGAAGCCAAAAGGCTGATGGTTGAGATCTTAGAGAAAGCTGATAGTGAAGCTCAGTCGCAGGTTACCGAAAGGTGGAAATCAGATATGGCATCAGACAGTGTGCTCTCTAAAAATATACGCCCTATGGTTCTTATATACTTAACAGTTATATTTACTGTATGTGCGTTTTTTGATGGTAATGTAGGGCAATTTAAAATAGCGGAAGAATATATACCAATATTTCAAACCCTTTTAGTAACAGTATACACCGCTTACTTTGTGGGTCGTAGCTGGGAGAAAGCTAGAAAAATTCAAAGTAATAATTAAATTAAACTAAATCAAATGAATAAAATAGAAGACAAAGAATTAGAGAAAGTAGTAGAGCAACAAAAAACACTAAACGAAGTGTTAACTAATATTGGTGTTCTAGAAACTCAAAAGCATGGACTGCTTCACAAGGTGGCAGCTTTAAATAAAGATATAGAAGAAGTAAAAAACGATCTTGAAGGAAAATACGGAGCTATCAACATTAACTTAGAAGATGGTACGTATACTAAAATAGAGAAAGATGGATAATGTCATAAGAAAAATTAGCATAGGTGCTGATTATAAAAATGATGCTATGCACTACTCTGTAGGTCAAGAGGTTTACGGTGGTCACACTATATCTCATATTCTACTAGAAGATAAAGATTCATCATACAACATTTACATTAAGAAAAACGAAGAGGTACTGCCATGGAAGAAATTTAACTCTAATATGGCTATATCTATAGAGTATGATATAAAGTATTAATGAAAAGTGTATATGACTTTATCGTTAAGCCGATAGGTGATAGATATGCAAATACAAAAAAAATAGGAGACACCGAATTAGTTTTAAATACTAAGATAGAAGGTTGGAAATTTGTAAATAGATTTGCTGAAGTAGTATCAACACCTCTCGCTATTGCAACGCCTGTTAGACAGGGTGATATAGTTGTAATACATCAGAATATTTTTAGAAGATTTTATAACATGCAGGGTAAACAAACAAATAGTAGATCTTTTTTTAAAGATGATTTGTATTTTGCAAGTGTTGACCAAGTGTACTTGTATAAAAGAGAAGATAAATGGCGATCTATAAATGACCGTTGTTTTGTAATGCCAATTAAAGAAACAGAGCTTCTAGTGAACAATAAAGAAGCAAATAATGTTGGTATACTAAAAATAGGTAATAGCTCCTTAGAAGAGCTAAGAATAACTCCAGGACATATAGTGACATTCAAAGCTGGGTCTGAATGGGAGTTTAATATAGACGGAGAACGTTTATATTGTATGAAATCAAATGATATTTTATTAGAACATGGATATAAAGAAGACGAAGAAGAATATAATCCTAGCTGGGCATAAAGCCGTTGAAGAGTTAATAAAAGTGGCTAAAGAAGCTATTGTTGATTCAGAAGAAGACATTTCAGCAGACAGATTAAAAAATGCCGCAGCTACTAAAAAGCTAGCTATATTCGATGCTTTTGAAATATTACAAAGGATTCAAGAGGAGGAAGCTATACTAAACGAAAAGCCTAGAGAAAGTAAAGAAAAAACTTTCAAGGGCTTTGCAGAAGGAAGGTCTAGATAATGTACACTCAAAGTTTATTTAAAATAGTAGAGGATCACATCAAGCCTCACATAATAAAAAAGAATAACAAGTATAAGAAGTGGGAATACGGTTATAACAAGGAACACGACGTTGTTGTTATAAGTAAGACAGGTGAGATAGGGGAGATATATGATATACAAAACCTAAAGATTGCGTTACCTAAACCTAAAGATGTTGTTAGGTTTAAATCAGGATCTTGGGAAAGAACAGAACTACCGAATGAGCTAAAGAAAATAAAAACAATATTTGATTGGGAAAACTATCCCATAGATTTCAAAGAAAAATGGTATGATTACATCGATAAAGAGTTTACTAGACGAGAACAAGGTTTTTGGTTCAATAATAAGGATCTGGATACTTACGTTACTGGTACTCACTTTATGTACCTGCAGTGGTCCAAAATTGATGTTGGGAAGCCAGACTTTCGAGAAGCAAATAGATTGTTCTTTATATTCTGGGAAGCATGTAAGGCCGACAGTAGGTCTTATGGAATGTGTTATCTTAAAAACCGTAGATCAGGGTTTTCCTTTATGTCCTCAGCTGAGACCGTCAATCTTGCAACTATATCCTCGGATTCACGGTACGGAATATTGTCCAAATCGGGCCCTGATGCTAAATCGATGTTCAC